GAAATTTATTTTACATTATGGAAATCTGTATTATGCAATTGAACGAGCGGTTAAACGATAACACATATATGATGTATGCAATGAAGCATTATGAAAACCCTCAATGCATTGGTATGGATGAGTTTCAAGAAGATCTAAACAGAATAAAATACATAAAACGCCTCTTTCGGAAGTATCGAAATAGTGAGATACTTAGAGAGAGGCTTATACTTAATCACATAATCATTTTTTTTAATGTCTTTGGTGTAGAAGCAGGAAATAGAATATTATTCTATAAAATAGAAGAAGAACTCCACGACCTGCTAAAGACCTTTCTAGTTTACCTAAACTACCTTCCAGAAAAAGATATACCGGAAGCCAAATTAGTAGAAATTCCCCTAGATCAATTTGTTATAAATAAACTAAGGGAGTTGTAGAATGCACCACAAATCTCAATTGAACGAACAAGTCGATATGATGGTCGCCTATAAGTTCATCAAGATCCTTACTACCGATTTTAAGGATACTGATGCATTTAAGATGGGCATAATCGACAAAGATGGTAACGTCCTCAAGAAAAGAAAAGATCTAAGAGGCGAAGAACGTACGGCATATACCATCTTTCATACCCTAATATGGAATCTTAAAAAGTTAATGTTGAAGGTTCCGGGATTAAAGAGTAAACTTGGTTCGTATGCCGCTGCATTGTTCTTATTGAAGGAGCAATACAACAAAGAAAACAATGAAGGGGGAGAACTGCTCGTAGAGAGGATTCTAGAGCGTCTGAGAGACACAGATCCAGACTCTGACGTTCTGTTTGAATCTATATTTGAAGCACCCCTAGAATCTGGCGTTTATATCACAACACAAGAAACCGTCACTCCCTCGTTCAATACAATAAAAGAAGGCGAAATCATATTAGTGGGGAATGATAAACAACCACTCACAGAAATGGTTTCTATTCCTCTTTATACTGCCGTTCATCTTAATTCTGGCGAAGAAGTCATTGTTAGCAAATCTTCGATAGAGAAGATTCATGAGAACATAAACATTGCACCAGAAATGATTGCAGGAATGGCAGTATTTGATGTGGATTCGATTCCGCATAACATGATTCATGGCAGAAAGAAATATGAAAAATGGGGATCAAACAGATTTGATTCTCTTGACGATAACATGAAGAAAGCAATCCGAAAATATTCATACAGAAACAAAGGGAAAAAAATAGCCCTTAGATCAAAGGATGGAACAATTACACCATTCAAGGAGGCATACAAATGAGTGCATTTTTAACTCCAGAATTCTTAACTTTGATAGGAAGCAGCCTTACTGGTTTCCTTTTCAAGTTTATGGCAGAAAAAAGACAAGATCAAAAAGAAATATATGAAAGAATACTTGGTGGTTCTAAAAGACAAGATGAAAGTCAGGATCTAGCAGTCAAGCGAGTTGGTATTGATGCCGGAAAGGCAATCAGAAGACTTATTGTTACTACAATATTGTTCGGAACAATTATGGCACCATTCATTCTTCCTTTTTTTGGTATTCCTACTGTAGTAGAAATTACTGAGAAGGAAGGAGACTTCCTTGGTTTGGGTGGTGGTGAACGAATTTCGTTCCATGAAGTATATGGTTACTTGTTCACAGAAGAGAATCGACAAGTATTGTTGGCTATTGTTGGATTCTATTTTGGACAAGCAGTAGGAAAGCACACAAGACGATGAAAAAAATAGCGATTTTAGTTTTAATGTCTTCACTGTTCTCTTGTTCTGGATATATTAAAGTAGATAAAGGATTAAACCAGCACGGCGAGGTTCCCCAAGAAAATCCGGTAAAGAAAGAACAGGTTATTATAGATAAGAAGTCCAACTATGCTTTTTGGCTTGTATATACTCCAATTTTAGCAGGTGTAGGATTTTTAACATGGAAGACTTTTAGAAAAGAGAAATCAAATGACAAATAAAAAAATTCATACGTTCAGAGAATTTATAGAATTGGATGAAAGTGCTACACTTGGCTGGAAGGCGCTTAGGGGTCTATGGCGTTTTATTAAAGGTGCTGGTGATGACGTAGGTGGCGCTGTCATTAAACCTCGGCCTGGTGTCGTTCGTGGTGTTAGCCAATCAGTGGATGACTGGATTTCAGATCTGCAAGCAAAAATTAGAGCATTGCTTCCTGGTCAAGTAGGACAAGGTGGAATTACTGATATTCTTTTTGGATACTGGCAAACTTTTAGAAATTTCCTACGAGACCCCAGTCCAGAAAACTGGCAACAGGTAATGAACCTTTTGAGACATGAAAACTTTACTCCTTATGTCAGCGATGGAAGACTCGGTTTTCATATGAATAGGCATATTCAAGATATGGGCGATGCTTCAGAAAACCAAATTGTAGATTCATTCTTTGATTTAATGTTAGAAGTTTTAAATAATATGGGGATCGACTGGAACGATTTCCTTTGAAACAAATTCTTCCCTTCATTCTTGCAACTTGTTTTGTTGTGGGAGGAGAGGAAGAATTTTGTAGGCCTCCTCTTGTTTCCTTCGGTGTCCACCGAGAAGAACTCAAAGATGGTTGGTTACACACCACGGGTGGAACAGCATATGAAACAAGAGTTATCGATGTCGATTACATAGACAATCGTAGGTTATATCCTCTTCTGTTTTCTTCACAGGGACAGGTTACGCTTACAAACTCATTATCACCACCATTTTTCCGCAAAATCAAATACAGACACACTGTACCCATAAAGAAAGGTGATTATATAATATCACAAGACTCTATGGACTATGAGGTATGCGCCGAAGATGGTAAAATTATATTTTACTATGAAAAGGTTATTTCTTATAATTCACCACACACACAAGAATGGGCGTATAGTGTAGAGATTGAACCTTGGGGTGATATTAACCAAGATGGACGTATCAATGGGGGCGACTTGGGTCTGCTATTTGGTCAATGGGGAACAGATAGCACTGCTGACTTCAATTCCGATGGTATTGTAGATGCACAAGATCTTTCTATATTGTTAATCAATTGGTATGACATATAGTCTTAATTTTTCTTAAGTCTTTCATAGAACATCTTACAAATATAATAAGAATCAACAATATCTGATACTGGATTAGATACTTCTTTTTTAAGGGGGGTTATGTTTTTGTGTAGATTCAATGATGTTTCTTTCACAAAAGCATCATGCATTGCTGTCTTATCTGCATTTCCCTTGCCCGTCGCAAACTTTTTGATAGACGTAGGTGCTATAATATCAATAGGAATAGATTCTTGAAATAATCTATACTTCAGGACTCCTGTGTTTTCTGCAATATGAAACACCTTTCCCTTTGAACCAAAAGAATATCCTTCTAGTGCCACTTCATTGCATTTGTATTTTTTAAGAACTTCCACTGCCCAATCTGAAATACTATTATAGCGAGATGGGTCGCATTCTACTTCAGAAAAAAGTTTACCATGAATATTGTTCATGAAAGTCTTAGCATACTTCTTCACATCTGTTAAAAAGAAAAAGGAACAATTTTCAAAAGAAAAATTCTCTACCTTCTTGCCAGTATATGTGTCTAGTCCATGAAAAATGCAAATGGAAGGTCCTCGTAAACTATAATCAATTCCTGCTATTACCATAATAAACTCCTTGTTACTCTATATGTATTTCAGAATAAACATAAATAATTACATGAAGAACTTCTATGAAAATAATGATACCCCAAATCCTCCTAGAAAAATTAGGCTGGAAGGTTTATCATTCCTGATGTCTCCTCCAAAAGACAGCAGCGACAAAACTTCTATAGAACTGGAACTTCTGGAAAATGTTGGTAGGCGACTAAAACCAGAGGATCTAGAATCCATTAGGAGATATAATGGAAATGTAATTAATGAGTATCTTCATATTGTAGAACAATTTTCTTTAAAAATCGATTTAAACGAACTTCAAGATTTGCTCAGTGTTGTTCGAGTGGTTTGCGAAAACGAAAAGAAAAAACATAAGAGAAGACGACCTAAAGAACTGGCAGATGATCAGGGATTTGAATTAAAAGAATCTGTAGAATCCATTTCTTTTTCATACCCCTCTTCCCATGCAGCAGAGTCCATGTTCTTATCTTTATATCTCGCCGAACAGTTTCCCCTATATAAAGAGGTGTTCATGGAAACTGCAACCAAGATTGCTAATTCTAGACTCCTTTCCTCCAACAATTATCCCACGGATAATTTAGCAGGACAAACAATTGCTCACGTTTTGTATAATAGGTACAAGGAAGATAAAGAAAAATGAGAAGAAGACCAGAATATGCAAAACTCAGTACACGAAGACTGAGAACAACAGGAAAACCAAGCACAAAGAATACAGAATCGGAACCGGGTAACCAAGAACTCTTGGCGGGACCGGGGGGATTGAATCCTACATGGGGTATGCATAAAGGTATTACACAAGACCGCTATAGAACAGCACCTTCTCAGTTTGCTGATGTCGGTGGTGCAGATGCAGTTATTGGTGAATCTCGGTTTCTTGGAGAAAATTTTGGAATGGGTGGTGGCGAGGGTGCCAGATTTTATGATATCTTACAAATGCTAATTGATTCCGAAGACAACACACCTGATCCTGAAACTGGAATCAGAAAACCCGGACTCGGTTACTATGGTGGACTCCCCATCGATTTAGACGGAGATGGAGAAATCGACCACATTTGGACTAAGGGTGGACCTAAACCTACAGGACAACCAACTCACATATATGGGTTAAAACGAAATGTAGACGACGACGGTATTCCTGATCCTCGAAACCCAATAGAATTTTAAATAAAAAACCCTCTGGCCGAAACCAGAGGGTTTTTTCGAGAATGTTCGGGACTCATTCCCGATGAACCATCAGAAGGAAATCTGAATTTGGGTTCTAACGAGATACTCGCCATCAGTAGAACTTGCGTTCCAACCTGTATCTGCGAGATCCCAACCTGCACCAATGCCATTCATGGAGTAACCGACTTCGGTTGTCCACTTAACATGGTCATTGATGAAGTAGTTTGCACCCACGCTTGCAATGCTTAGGGGATCGACTGAACCATCAAGTTCACCATACTCGTAAGCAAGGAATCCTTGTAGTTCGTCTGTGCATTGATATGCGACAGTTGCTGTGGTTGCCCAGTCATGGGCACCATCCCTATCTGCTCCGACAAAAGCCAGAGTTGTCTTCAGGTTTCCTACCTGAAGACCAGTGTCGAATGTGAATGTCCAATAGTCGGTATTGACATTATCATTCCACGAAACCGCAGCACCGACATCCCACCAATCTGAGATGACAAGTCCTGCACGGGCAGTAAGAGCATATCCATTTTGGACACCAGCACCATTAGCACTGTTGAATCCATCGGTGTATGCGGCACGAAAGTTAAATGCGCCAAAATCCTTACCAAACTCGATACCTTGTGATCTTCCTTGACCAAAAGTATAAGCAACTACGGAACGATCAACCTGTAGAGTATCTTGACGATCAACAAGAACTTCCTTCATGAATGGTGATCTGAATTGACCGAACTTGAAGTCAAGTCCAGCGAGATCAAAAGTACCAAAGGCGTCCTTGAGTTCAAAATCTCCGGTGTCGCTCCACTGTCCACTTACTTCATAACCAACGTCATAAACGCTGCCGCTGAAGATAAGTCGTGCAGCAGGCACACTAAATCCGTGGGTTGCTTCTGTGTCTCCACCATCACTGTAGGTGAAGCGAGTTTGCATAAACCCACCGACATCAAGTTTAAACGGCGAATCTTCTGAAAGGGCTCCGAGACTGACTCTTGATTTTGCATCAGAGAGAATTAGATCTCGGAGTTCGTCGATATCACTATTTTGGCCAAATGCTGTTGAACATAGAGCGGCAGTTGCGATTGCAGTTAGTAGATTGTTCATAGGAAAATCTCCTTTTCTAAGGTTATCAAGAACCTACTGCGGAAGTTGCGGTATCCCACAGAGATTTGACTGCACTTGCAACCCAAATTACACCATCCCACGAGAATGGCAGAAGGGCAAGGGTGATCATCATTGATCGACAAACACCAACCTTGGCAAGCGATTTAGAAACGATATCCTTTTCACAATTCCCGACTACGGGACATTCGGATTTATTAGCCATAACTTTTTCTCCTTTTGTTAAGTTAAACCCGGCTAAGTGGGCTGGTGCTGAATGCACCTGTGAGTCTTTTTTGACTCAAAATTAAAGTGTCTACTATATAGACATGTTTAAGATAATAGTATACATCAAATTCAAAAGATGTCAAGTTTTTAGTTTGTTAAGTCAACAATTTCGCAAGAATTTCCCGAACATGCCATTGTCTGAGAACCGGCAGTATTGTCTTCCTGTTCATAATTGGAGAGTTCACTCCAGTCAACATTAACTGGCATTTTTTCTAGAAGTTCTTTGTATTCCTTTTCGGTGCAGTCTTGATATGGTGCTTGCCTATAACTATGATCTGAATGGGGCAAGAATGAAACTCCACTCACATCATCAAAATGATCATACACCCAAGAACCTACTGCCATCCATTCATGTTCCTTTACAGTAACAGTAACACTTGGTTTGTGTTCACACCAATGCTTTTGGTATAATAGCCAATGCTCAAGTTGTTCTATGGCAGACATTTCAGTGCGGACAACACAACCTTCCGGTGCCTTTACCGGGAAAGAAAATACCATTGTGTGTTCTGGTTTCATTACATCCGGTTCTGCTGGGAACCCGCGATCAATCATGAACTTACAAAGAGGATCTTTAACGTCAGCACGAACAGTGCGGATGTAATGTTCAGAATGTCTTGCATGAATACCAGAAGAAGCATCAACCAACTGACTTACAGTACCCGATGGTTTCACACATGTAATTGCTGCTGATTGATTAATTCTCAGTTTCTTTGCAAGTTGTTTATTGGTTTCAACGGCAACACTTCTCAGGGCCTGGAGAGTTTCAACAAGAATTTCTTTACCTTGTTTTCCATTCATTAAATCATTGTCCATGATTCCTGTTAGGGAAACACCCAAGAGTCTTTCTTCTTCACAGTTATTCTTCCATTCACTAGAAAGATAACGGAAATTGGTAAGGGTGGACTGCCAAGTTCCAAGGATAGTGGCAAGTCTTACTTTCTCCTTTAGGGACTCGACAGTATCTTCTTTGCGTACAACCACTTCAGTGAGATTGCAGAATTCTCTGTCTCGGAGAAGAATTTCTGAGCATGGGTTACAACCAAAATCGTAATTTGGATCTCGCCTATCTCCTAGTTTTTCTACTGTCTTTTTGGCTGCTGCACGGTTAAAGATACCACGTTCACCGGACTTGCTCTTATAAAGAGAAATCCATTCTTCCATGAACGTACCTACTTCTGGTTTTGTTTTGTATGCAACGGAGTTGTTCGAGAGCGACCTTTGTGGGTTTTCGTGCCACCACTGACCAATTTTCGCTTCCCGCATTCGTTCGTCTGTGAGAGATGATAACGAGATAAGGGCACTTCTTCGTACTCCCCCGACAACAACAATCTCTGCAATTTTACAGATGATATCGTGGCATTCAATCGATGTGAGTTTTCGTCCAGAAGCCTTCTTATAGGTTTCCACTGTGAATTTAAATAGATCATCCAGAGGTTCCGGGCCCGAACTTCTACCACCGAAAGTTTTAAGTCTTTCCCCCGCAGGTCTAACTTTTGACAAGTCCCATTGCGGAATTTGACCACCAATAAGTAGTGATGTGAGTTCTTTATAGGCCTTTGCCCAACCCAACTTGCTATCTTGTACAACAATTGTCGTATCACTTGCTTCAAACTCCTCGGAAATTGTTGCGAGTTTGTCTAGAAAATCTCTCTCGACGCTGAAACCAACCCCAGTTCCGCACATAAGAATATATAAAATTTCATCAAAAGATCTTACTCTACCAGCACTTACATATGCACAATTATATCCAGCAACATGATCTCTTTTGAGTGCTTCGCCAGCAGTCATTAATGCTCTCATCGAGGGCATGACTTTAAGGTCTATAATTGCACTTTGTAACTCTTCTCTTTCTTTCTTTGATACTTTATAGTTCTGGTTTTCTTCCAGATGTTCAATAAAAAAATCAAAATAACGGGAAACAGTTTCTTCCCACGTTTCTCTTCTTTCTTTTTCGTCTATCCATCTAGAATACCTACTAAGATGAATAAAATCTTGAAAAGGGGTTGGTAATGACATATATCACATTCTCCTAATAACTAATATCTGTGCTTCTATTTATGTAAGTTCATTCCACGAAACAGGAAAAAGTGGAGAAATTATATTTCCAATTGCATCGGCATATTGTCTAATTTCCCACTGTGCATGTTCGTCGATCCGTTGTTTATAAAATCTTCCATATGCTGCCAGACTGCCTGTCCAATACCATTCAGTGTACATTCCTTGTGGAAGGATAAATCTTGCTTGTTCTGGAGCAACTCCGTTTTCTAATAGTTGGTTATAATTGTATAGAGACAAATTTAAGACATTTTCGTATCCCCGAGCAGTCTCTGGATCAATATCAATAAATTCTTCACTTCCTTGCTTCGCACCGTTTGTTGGTTTGCCTCTCCATTCCGGGGTATAGAATTCTGGTTCAAAGGAAACATATCGTCGAGAAATTTCGTTCTCGACAAATCCTTGTTTGTGCTTGAAGAATTGTGTGCGAATAGAAACAGGTGCCTTAATCCGCAACGTGATCTGCGGATGTGCGAAGGGTGTCCAATGATTGTGTTTGGCAAGATAGCGAATGAGTTTCGCATCCTTTTCGGAAAGGATTTTACATTCTTCTCTGACCCAAGGTGGAATTGGTTTTCTTATCCTTGAGAGTGCTTCTTCGTCGATGTCCCAATCGGTTTCTTTGTTGAAAGAAACTCTGGCTGCATTGCATACAGTCAAATCACTTCCCATGCTATCTACTAACTCAACATGTCCTCTATCCAATACTTTCATAATTACCTTCCAGTTGTTTTGATACCCACTCTTCTAACTTGATTTTAGGTTCCCATCCCATTACATTTTTTATCTTTTTATTGTCTGCTAGTGTTACTTTTGCTTCGCCTATTCTGGGTTCTACCATTATCGTCTTATCTGAAATCATGGAAGCAAGTTCATTCACAGAATAATTTGTTCCTGTTCCTACGTTATAAACCTCTCCGTAGAAACAACCAAGATTTACACTAGATGCAAGAATATTTGCTTCTACTACATCACTAACATGAGTGTAGTCTCTTCTTTGTTCACCGTCTGGGACAATAGTTAATGGTTCACCCCGTTCGTGTTGACGGAGAAAGCGACCTACTACGGGGGCATATTGTCCTTTAAGGGGTTGTCTTTCTCCATAAACATTAAAGTACCTAAACACAATTGTTTCAAGACCAAACAGATCGTAGTACATCTTGCAGAGTTTTTCACCAGACACTTTAGAAACTGAATATGGATTTAAGCAGTCTTCTGGTTGAATTTCTTTGTTTGGTATGTCATTTTTTAAACCGTATGCAGAAGAGGTAGATGAGTAAACCACTCTACGAACGCCCTTCTCTCTTGCTGCTTGCAGCACACAACAAGTTCCATATGAGTTTGTCTTTACTGCGAGTAGGGGGTTGAGTATAGCAGGTTGAATTCGTGCTTCCGCCGCACAATGAAAAACCGTATCAACACCTTCAAACAATCTAGTCAACCAAGGTTGGTATTCTGAGATATCATATTGATAATTTTTTGCTCGGTCGTCCCAGTAAAAATTGTCGTGTGCATCTGAAGATTCATTGTCAATGACAACTACTTCGTTTCCCCCATCGAGTAAACGACTAACGATATTGGAACCAATAAAACCGGCTCCGCCAGTTACTAAATATTTCATACCTTCCTCCATGCTTTAAGTTTAAGGTTTGCTTCGAGGCCGCGGACGGTATTTTCGTCAATCATCTTCTGAATTTTACGAGTAGACAATCTGTATGCAAGGTCATTTATATCTTTTTCTTGTATGTTCTCTGGCCATATACAAACATCTTTACCCATATCAATAAGTTTTTGATTGTATTTGCAAATTTGAAGGTTTCTTGGTTCGTTGTCCAGAATGAATGTCATTGGACTGTCTTTGAATCTATTTGGTATTTTTTCTAATGCTCCTGCACCTACCATTGCAACAGAATTTTGCAGGAACATGCTGTCTATGGGACCTTCTACTACATAAATTCTTTTTTCTGGTTTTGTTCTCCACATACCATACCAAAGGCGTTCAATACTTTTATCTGCCTTTACGGTGATATATTTTGCAGTTTTTCTTGCGTTCGATTCGTCTCTGAAATTTAGGGAACGGCCTTGGATTGCAACAACATCTCCATTCTTATTGAAGAATGGAATTACCAACCTTTCTTCTTTTCCGACGCAAGGAACAGTAGGATCAAATTCTCGCATCAAATTTCCAAAATCTTCTGAGAAGTAAAGATACTTCCAATGCTGCTTTGGAATAATTCTCATATTGGCAAATTTAACAACAACATGATCATCTGGTAAAGAAGTAAGACATTGTAAGGAATCCAGTGCCTTGTCTTTCTTTTTAAACTCAGGTTTTTTTCCTAATAGTCCGAACATATTTTTTTCCTTTTGAGGTGTTTTGTTTTTATCTTCGCCCGATTTCCACCTCTCAAGGGAATATTCCTTTGCGAGTTGAGATGAGACTTGCTTTAAAAAGTTATATAGATTACATCCATAACTACAATTATGACACTTATAAAAATATGAGTTTGACTTTTGGTAAAAAAATCCTCTTGCCTTGCTCTTATTCTTTTGAGAATCTCCACAGATAGGACATCTGCAATTTGCAAGATTAGATTTTTTCCAAGAAAACCTTTCTAGCATAGGTGAAACTCTATTGATATAAGTCTGATCTATATGTATGCTCATCTACATCTGCCATTGAGTGAATTTTTCTGAGTACTTCGATGCTTGCTTTTCTGACAATCCAATATCAGCATCATTACCAGTTCCTAAAATGTTGTCATTTTCCGAAAGAGAAACATCACTAAATTTCATCTTTGCCTTTTCAACACCAACAACAAATTTTCTATTTGTCGCCAGATCATTGTATCGGTTTTTAAGTTGTTTTACCAGCAGTTGGCCTTGTTCATCAAGTTCTTCTGTTCCAATCAATGCAAACATAAAATCTGCGGTTTGAGGAAGACCAAATGATTCTGATACTTCTTCAAGACCGACATCGGTGTTTGCAAATCCCTGTCTGTTTGTTTGAGTTGCAGACCAGATAGGAAGATTCTTTTCGATGGACAGGCCTCTCAACTCTTCTGCTATTGCTTTAACATACATGTATGAATTAACATTCGCAGCATTCTTAAATCTAGCAGCGGCACAGATGTTAAGATAATCAACAAATACAATATCCGGTTCAAATTTCTTCTTGAGTTTTAGTTCGTCAAGAAGATGCCGGAAGTGGTTTACATTTGCAGTTGCTGTTGGGTATTCTTTTACAATCAGTTTACCGTTGAACCCCATTGTAGCATTTTGTAATTTCTTTTCGTACATGTCTTTGGGTATGCAACGAAGATCATCCATAGTAATGTTCATTAGATTTGCATCAATACGTTCTGCAATTCTTTCTTCCGCCATCTCACATGTGATATAAAGAACCTTGAGGTTTTGTGCAAGACAAGTCGCTGCATGGTGGCACATAAACATGGACTTACCGACGCCGGTTCCTGCCATGATAATGTTCAGCGTTTTGTTTGGAGTTCCACCGTTTGTGATGGTGTTGAACATTTCAAGATCGAATGGTATTCGATCTTCTTTCTTGTGGTAAAATTCATATCTTTGGTCTGAGTCTTCAATATAGTCGTGGCCGATGTGAGTATCGAATCCCACAGAGAGAGCATCGGACAAGATACCGGGAATTGCATTTTCTGATTGTGTATTACTCTTTCCTTCTATGATATGAATAGATTCCAGAATAGCATTATAGACTGCCTTTTCTTTACAGAAATTTTCTGATTCGTTTACGATCCATTCGTTGTCATAATCACTTTCTAATGAAAAGACTTCTTCGATCAGTTCCTGACATTCTTTCTCTTGATCTTCGTTCTGTGGGATTTTACTAACACTAATAGAAATCGCTTCCTTCGACGGAAGGGAATTGTATTCTTGGATGTATTCGTTGATCTTATCAAATACAACTTTATGCTTCGTTTCATGAAAATATTCACTCTTCAAAAAAGGAATAACGGATCTAGATACCTGCTCGTTGCAGGATATAGAATGTAGTATAATTTTTTCAATCTGCACTGTCGTTGAACCTCAATGAATTGGGATCTTCTTCTAGTTTGTTTTCCAGAATATCAATTACAATGTCACCCAGAAGAGTTTCAAATTCTTCATCTAGTTCCATTCCCTCTGGTATTTCTAGAATATCATAATCATATTTTAGAGTTGCTTTGTCAGAATCTTCAAGAGGAACAATTGCAATTCTCCCAAGAGATACTGCAACACCATTGAATCTTTCGTCTAGAATTCTAATGTTGCCTTCGTCTTGACCTTCAATTGTCCTGTACTTCGTTTTCATCATTCCTCTTTTTATATGGCATTATTTTGTTGAGTTTTTCTTTTCTTTTCCTACATGGTTCACATTCTTCAACTCTACCGGCGGTTAAAGTTTTTATGAGTTTAGAAATAGTATCACCTATTCCCCTTGAACTTTGTCCATGATCTATCGGTGTTTTGTTATTTTTCATGTCCTTGTTAGTAGGCGGCGGAAATTCATTTTCATTCTTCGTCATCGTTTTCTACCTCACTAATTGTACCATATTTAAACTCTTTTGCAACTGCTTCTTCTAGTTTTTCCATAACATCGTTGGTGAAATATTTTTCTGGTTCGTTGTTAATTGACTTTTCAAAGGCGGTCTTTCCGTCAGGCAATTCTATCCGAGTTGAAACCTTTTTAAAGATATCATGCTTGACTGCAATCGGAACAAGACCATAATAAGGATTCAAACCAGTATCATAATTCAATTGAACCTCAACAACCTTGTTTTCTTTCGTAAATCTGCCTTTAAACAATTTACACTTGATAATATTACCAACAATGTCAGTTCCATCCTTGTCCTTCTTCTTTGAAAGATATACAATCGTAGAAGCGGCATACTTCAAACCAGAACCACCGCCCATCTCCTTCATAGGAACATAAGCACCAACAACATCATAGGTGTGGTTTGTCATGATAAGCGGAATACCTGCCTTGCCCAACTTAAGGGTAAGCACACGGAATGTTGCCTTGATCACTTGCGCCCTAGTCATGTCACGGGTGGACTTCCCTTCGGCAGTATCATTCATTTCTTTCTCGGTGGAAAGCATTCCAAGAGAGTCGAGAACGACAAACACAGGCTTACTGTCCTTTGTCTCGATGTACTTATCGACGATACTGATTGCTTGGTGTCGGAAAGTCTCGACAGTTGCAACAGGAAAGATTGCAACTCTTGAAGGGTCCATTCCCCTTTCAGAAATCATGTCGGACGTAATTGCTTGTTCGGTATCAAAATACAAAACCACACCGTCTGGATTATCATCCAAAAATTTCTTACACATACCAAGTGCGAAATATGTTTTACCAGTAGCAGACTCTCCTGCCAGTGCCATAATTTTATTGTTTGGAATACCACCATACAAAGAACCAGAGAGCAGGGCATTGAAAACATAAGAACCAGTATCAATAAAACCCGTGACATCACTTCCTTCGATCCCATCGGATGCGATTCCTGCATATTCGTTTCCAGAATTTTTAATAATAGTCTTTAGAAAATCACTCATTTTATTTTCTCCAATTGTTCTATACTATACTCTATTTTTTTACAAGTGTCCAGTGCCGTTTCATATATTCCTATGCTACATTCCTTGTCGTCTCTCATACGAATAAGTTCTTTTCTCTTGTCCTGAAGAAGAGACACCAATATTTCTTTTATGAATTTTTTTGTTTCATGTTCCATTATCCAAAAAAGTCCTCCAGTGAAGAAACCGTTTCGTGGTTCCAACCAATTTTATCTAATATGTTTTTAATCGGATCTAGAAATGCCTTTTCAAATTGCATTTCATAGTCTATAAATGACTCCAGTTCAAATTCTCTAGGCAAACTATTCGGAAAAGCAATAACCTGATCTGTTCCCGAAATGCCACCGAGTGGATTTGGTTTCTTGAGGTACATGAACTTGATCTTGTCACCATCAACTATTTGTCTATACTTGTTATGTAGTTTGTTCTTCTTGATATAGTAATTATAGATCAAACTTCCCTTTACCGCAATCGGTGTAGATTTTTCATAAATGGTAGAACTGTTTGAATATTTGTTCATGCCATTTACACCTCTTGGAAATGCTATATCTTCGGGTTCAAAGTTGTTGAATTTGTTCTTGAAAGAATCTATAAATTCAATCACTGTCTTTTCGTCCGTAGTTAGAATCAGATTGATTGCTTCTTTGAGATTCTCCCGAACAACTTGTGGAGTCGAAGATCTGGTAGTTTCGATGCCCATGATTTTATTTTTGGGGGTTTCATATCGAATTCCCTCCGAATCATAAACCTGCATCATGTATCTCTTTTTGGCAGTCCATACTGCCTTATCTGCAATACATTCTCTATCCATTACCATTTTATTTTCATAGGCATTCATTAGTTCTGCAAGTTCATCATATTGCTTCTTAATGAATGGAAGAATTATTTCTTCCGATGCTTTGTCAAGAAAGTCAACTATTTCTCTCTTAGACTTTTCTCCACACACCTTATCAACCAAGTTGCCCAGACGAAGATATACAGAGTCCGTATCAGACGCAACAACATAATCATAATCCTCCGTTCCTATTGTTTTATTTAGGAACCCATTTAACCTGTCTGCAATCCAACGAATGCTCAATTGGCCCGATAAGGTAATCGCTTCTGCCATATCAACATCGAAATAGCGGAACCATTCATTACCAATAGCACCATAAGCAGAGTTCAATTGAATCTTACGAACCAACTGAAAATTGTTGTACTTTGCAATATCTTTTGTCAGTTTGGAATGTAATGCACCTCTACCAAGAGTGGGCATATTCATCTTTGGAATTTCTTCAAGTTGTTTTTGACACTCGATCATCTTCTTCTTGTACATCTTACGTTCTTTGTACAACTTCTCCATGAGTGCAGGAAGAAACCCCTGATGCTCTTTTGTGTAGCATGTTCCGTTTGCGGCAACAGAATATCCCATTGATCTGAACTTCTCAAGTTTTTCGTGGCATGGTTTCCAATACATCTCGGGATTTGCCTTGAGAATGTTATCAACACCAATACCAAATCGATCATTCCTCCCGGTTTCAATCTTGGTTTCAGGACTGATGTTGTACTGCATAATCAAGTGAGGATACAGACTGTTCAAGTCAAATGACACAATCCAGTCATGCATACCAACAATTGGATCTTTTACATACGCACCTGCATACTGAGCATCCTTCTTGCTTGTCGTCTTTGGTGGGGGGACAATGTTGTGTTCCATGAGGTAATGATAAATTATACAGTCCCACATACGCACCTGACCAAACACATCCATGAAGTTTACCTTTGCTGCATATGCAAGAGACACTGCAAGTTCGAGCAACTTCATTTTATCTTCTAGTTTAGTAATAAGTTCAACATCTTTGACATTATATTCTATAAACTTCTGAAAGTCATTCTTATAGAATGTAGCCATGCTGTCGTATTCGTCGTATGAAAGTTTCTTTTCACCAAGTTCTACGAATGCAATGTGGTCAAGTCGATATGATTCCTGATTTACATAGGTGAATGTCTGGTATAGTTCGTAATAATCGAGTGTAGAAATTCCCAACAATTCATATGTTTGGTTTTCTCGATTCATTTTACGAACCGTTTTTTCTTTTACAATTCCCCACGGAGAAAGTTTCTTCATCTCAGAGCCACCCAACACTCGCTCAATTCTATTTACGAGATAAGGAATATCAAAGAATCGAACATTCCAACCGGTCACGATATCGGGGGATTCGTCGTTCCATACCGACAAGAACGAAGAGAGAAGATCTTCCTCGGTTTCAAATTTAAACCACTTTCGATTGTCTTTTTGCGGAAGAGAAAATTCACCCAAACCAAAAACATAAACTGTACCATTAAAATCTACAGTGATTGCATTGACTCTTTCGTTGGGGTTGTTTGGTCTGGGAAAACCATGTTCAGACTCACATTCAATGTCGATGTTTGCTACTTTGATTTTGGCAAAATCATAATCAATCTCACCTTTGTAGTTCTCTCCGATGTATTGATATACAAAATCAGTATTACCATAAACAGTAAATCCACCAACCCCTTCATATTTGTTTATGAAATCTCTGGTGTCACTTATGTTGCCTGGTTGAATTGGTTCTACATGTAATCCGTCTAGAGTTTTATGTTTTGTATTTTTGTTTGAAGGAACAAACATGGTTGGACGGAATTCTTCTTTGTTTTTAAAGGGAACTCCGTCTGAGTCAAAACCTCTAGCAAGAATATACTTACCCCGGATTGCTATGTTCGTATAATATCCACTACAATTCATTCTTCACCTTTTTCCAATACTTTACAGTGGACTTTTTTCTAAATCCGTTGGGCCCGCCGTTGTGTATTCTTGCTCGATCTTCGTTCGTGGGGATTCTCCCCAATCTTTTTATTGTAGCATATCTTTCCCAATAAGCAAGAACTACTTTCCTAGAGTAGTCAATATCATAGCAACTGTTATAACCATCTGTCAGTCGTAGGTCGTCCTTGTCGCTAAACGTACATGCATCATACCAGTAGTCATACCATATTTGGTATGCTCCTATTGCCTTTCCGTTGTCTCCTACGGCAGAAGGGTCGCAGTTTGATTCGACCTTGCATATAGCCAGAAGCAGTTTATTGTGATCTTTTGCTTCCGCCTTCACGACAAAGACAGAGAGTAAAATGACAATAGCGGTTGAAATCTTCATATAAAGATTATACCACATATAAGGGGTAAGTCAAATTATTTCTTCTTAGAACTTACATAACCATCAAACAGAATACAGTAATTTATAATGTCTAGAATGGCATCATGATATCCTTCATTGTCTACCTTGAGTTTACCGGCAGTGGCAAATGTAGACAGTCTAGAAAGTTTGTCACACAGTCGAACAAGGAATCCTTGTTCTGTAGTACAAATCCCCATGTCTTCCGATCTAGTAAAATTGGCGAAAGGAGAGTCTCCGCCTTCGCCGGCGTAGTCATGATTTTTCTTTTTCATAATATCAACTGCTTCTTTGCAGAGTTTTGCATGATGTTTTAGTAGTTCTTCTCTGTTCATTATTTAACTCCTGTGGAACCAAACCCACCAACACGATTTGTTTTTTTGGCTGGAACTTGGTTGGTTTCCAGCACATCATATGCATCATTTCTTACCATTTCGCCTTGTGCAATGCGAGTACCATCTTCGATTGTAACTTCATCTGCACTTGCATTGTAAAGCATAACAAAAGTTTCGTGGTAATAATCTGAATCAATTATACCCTCTCCATTGGGTATAGTCAACCCAAATTTTAAAGAAATGCTAGATCTTGCATGAATACGAACAGAATGATGTACTGGAATATCAAAGATCAATCCAGTCGGGACCAATACTCGGTCGCCTGGGCGGAGTACTAGAATTCCTCCCGTTGGTATTTTCTTTTCCTTTACATTGTCCATTCCATAAACAGTGATTGGAATGTCTTCTTTGATATATGCGTGAATATCAAAACATGCAGCATTTGATGTTGCATGGAATGGGGACTCTACATCGTTATACTTTTTATAAAATTTTAAATCGTTCATACTAAATTGGATTCCTCATCATTTAAAAGTAATGGAATTCTGGTGATATATTCGTACTTGTTCACTGTATTTTTTGAATCTGCTTGATAGAAAAAAGGAGACTTTACTGCATAGACATTAAATTTTTCTTGTACACCATATGCTATACCAACATCAAAAGGTCCGTCCGCCTTAACTGCATCTTCGGTAATCTTAACAACCATTTCCGAATATTTAGGGTTGATGTGGAGGATTGCGTGAGTAGCAAAAATTCTTTTTACTTTTGCAAACCCATTTCCTGCTTCTATTGCAGAGTAATTGCAATCGCCTTGTGATGTTCCGAAGTAAACTGCATCAGCATCATCTGGTATCTCTACTTCATATTGAATATTTTTGTCTTCCACTTCTATGTCATCTTCGAGAACAAGAATAGGATTGCTATCTTCTATAATTGTTTCTTTTAATAATTTTCTATGAGACAATCCACACATATGTGTACCGAACCACCTACAATTTTCCTTTGTGATTCCAAATTCAGCAGAGTCTGTTGTTGCCCTAAATCTCTCATGATTGGTGAACCCATGTTCGTTTAAAAGGGTTACCATTTGCTCTGCTTTGGTTGTGTCTTTGTCTAAGTTAATCCACTGTGTTCGGAGGTTCCGAATGTCAATCTTCATAATATAAATCCTTGTTTAAATATTTTTTACCAAGCACCACCATATGGCCAGAAATATCCTACACCAACAGAACTTTCATATTTAGTTTTCATTTCAGTCAAATAAGTTCCATGCGGATCAGTACCATCAATTGGATTAATAAACGAATCAAACCAAGCCACATCAAAATCTTTATCTGGTGTCCATGTATAAATATCGTCTTTTATCAATCTAACTTTAACTCTATCAGATTGTGGTACATGTGACCATACTAGATCTATAACTTCTTGGAACTTTTCAACTATGGTTATACTGGTAACCGAGTCATTGTTGAGGAGTGGTTTTATTACCATTCCCAACCCCAACCCGGCAAGAAGAACATCCCCCGTGGCAGCATTTAAAAAATCTTCTGACTCTGCTGCTTCTTTTTCATTGTCCTCCATTATAACCAACCATTCAGAATTAATCCGTTGGTATAACTTCGTATAAGATTCTTCGTTGACTACTTTATAGTCACCCGAAACTCCATCTGGAATGTTTACTTCATATCTCATTTACTTTATCCTACTGAATCAAATTCGTAATCTTCGTTCTGAAGGGCACCAAGGTTCTTGTCTCCGAGAAGTTTATACAACACGGAGTCTCGACGAATCCTAAAGTCGTTGTTTGCATAATCAACAAAGTCAGCGGTGGTGATTGTAATTTTATCAATCATGTCTTCGTATGAGTCTAGGTTCTGGAAATCTGTTCCATTAGAACCCATAGCGACAATCTGACATCCACCCTGCCTATCATCTGTTGCGTTCGCCTTCATTCCAACACCAGCACAGTTGAAAATAATATTTTGATCACAGATACCAGTAGAATTGCCAATGTTATTAGTAGGAGTTGCCATTGCTAACCCATTGACACCACAATTTATAATAGTGCAATTTGATATACTTGGGTTTTGTCTGTCGTTCGTGTTGCTATAATAGAAACCATCACCATGAACATTACAAATAACCGTATCTGTAATTACTGCACTAAATGATGTTGTCTCAATTCCATCACCATCTCCAGAACCGGAACTGGTTCCACCACCAATCACCCTACAGTTTTTGATATTAGTGTTTGTTCTTACATCTAAAATTCTATCGTATTGTTTTGTTGTACATTCAAAAACACACATTGCCATTACACATGTGGATGCTACCATAACCTCTGCATTGTCGCTTGCCACCGCGGCCTTAAAATTACAACCAAACCACATCTGTGCATCAACGTCAGCCGTGGTTGCTTCAACTATTCCACCTTGACTGTATCCTGCGTTTGTATTTTCAAAAGACAGACACTTATAAAAAGTATATTCTTCGGTATCGATCATTTGTGTATCTGCTGTATTCACAAATAAAGGGTAATCTGTTAAATCAAGTCTAAGACCAGATTCGTCAAACTTGGGACGAAGAATATTACCACTAGCATCTGCACCAACCCATTGATTGGGAGTATTGTCTGCCGGTGCAGATCCAGTAAATGCTAATTTTGAAGCAACAGTGTATGTACCACCCAAGAATATGAATCGTTTGTCTGCTCGATCTAATGCTGCGATTTCACTAGACCAGTCATTACTGTCTATAGCAGGAACAGCATTGGCAACAGAACTACCGGAATTGTCTCCAGCACCAGCGGGTGAGATGTATACGTTAGTTAGTGCCATTTATCAATTTCTTTCATACGTTAAAAATGCTTGTACACCAGTAATACCGGGATATGAAATTCCATCAATCTTAAGGAACACATAAGAACCACCTGTTATGGCAGCACTTGACATTGTTGTTCCTGTAGCACCAAAGGATGCAGTAGCAGCATTAAGTGTTGCAATAGTTCTCTGTCCTGTTGTTGTTACTCCTGTTTCTGCGAAAGGAGTAGAGAAACTTGTTACCAAAATGGATGCAGTTATTCCCCCAGTTACACAAGTCTTGATTCCAATTTCTTTTGCTGTCGCATCGAAAGGAATATAGTGTAGGCTGTGTGTTCTACTACCAGAAGAAATTCCACTAGAAGAAGTAACAGTAAAGTGTGCTACATTTTTCTGATTGACGGGGGCAGTCGTTATTGTCGTTGCATCAGAAAATACAATACCAGCAGTTCCGAGAGTAAGACCTCTCGCTCTTATAATGTCTGTAAATGTTGCTCCGGGACCAGAGAAACCACCAGTGGCCTCGATCAGTCCACTCACTTTAAGTTTTCCACCGATGTCTACTGTACAACCACCATTTGCGGTAAAGTGATATTTTTTATTTAGATCATCCATAAACAAAATGGTATGGTTGCGTTCGGTGTCTACCTCGCCTAATGCCAGACCATGCCGGCCGTCCGTGAGGTCAAGTGCCATCGGTGCTTCACCGGGAGGACCACCACTGCCACCGCCCTTTATAAAGACACTGCTAACATCGATATCATCTTTAAACCGGACGTTTCCACCAAAGGTCGCACCACCATCGCATGAAATTCCTGCAACCTTTATTGTAGAAGTTGCATCAATTCCTATGGTTATACCAGTAGCAGTTCCACCAGCAGTGGTAATTCCTGCGCCGTGATTGAGAGTGATACCACCAGTAAATCCATTAAGCATTGTGACAACGCTGGTGAAAGTTTCTCCTCCACCGGGAAAACGGAATGCTGAACCAGGTCCCATAGTTTGGTTATCTAGTTCAATTTCAACTCCAACTATTTTACCGGAACCCGCTGTTCCGCCGTTGATTTGAACGATTGGAATTCTAAAATATGTTCCATTATACGCACCATCGGAATCAGTGCCGTCAAATTCAAATGATCTGGCTTGAATACCATCATCGAATCTCAAGATAACTCTACCAGTGGCATTATTGTTTATGGCAGAAGAGAGTTGTGTTCTGAAATCCCTGCCACTGTTGTCGAATTTATAAATTCCCAACTGCTTGTTGGTTTCATTGTATAACAACTCACCATTTGAAGATGGTTCAACTGCATTCAATATACCGCTAGTTAAACCGTAAGTATACAGTGCTTCCTGCATACCGGAACCAAGAAGACCATCACCATCAAATACTACTTTAGTAACTGTGCCTGCTTGGGAAGCAGTTAAAGTTAATCCGTCAGTAGAAGAGAAGAATAATAGAGACTGGTTGTTGTCAAAGGAAGCACCACCGGACAGTCCAACTCTTCCTATGGTTCCTGTAGCACCAGTAGGACCAGCAACCGTAGAGTCAGCACCAGTAGCACCAGTAGCACCAACGGCACCAGTAGCACCAGTAGCACCAACGGCACCAGTAGCACCAGT